TTGGAATAAGGGTTCTCTCGAATTAGAAAATGGGTCCAAAATTTCAGCTAACTCTACTTCTTCATCTGCTGTCCGAGGTGGATCCTATAATGTCATCTTTCTTGATGAGTTCGCGTTCATCCCAAATCACATTGCTGATGACTTCTTTGCCTCTGTTTATCCTACTATTTCTTCTGGACAGAGCACAAAGGTAATTATTGTTTCTACTCCTAGAGGTATGAATCATTTCTACCGAATGTGGCACGATGCTGAAAAGGGTAAAAATGAATATATTCCAACGGATGTTCACTGGTCCGAAGTTCCTGGTAGAGATATAGTATGGAAAGAACAAACTATTGCTAACACTTCTGAGCAACAATTCAAAGTTGAATTTGAATGTGAATTTCTTGGATCTGTTAATACTCTTATTAATCCTGCAAAGTTAAGGAATTTAGTTTACGATGAACCAATTCAAAGAAATGCTGGTTTAGACATTTATGAAGATCCTCAAGAATCACACAACTATCTTACTACTGTCGATGTTGCTCGCGGGATGGGGAACGATTATTCTGCATTTATTGTATTTGATATCACAGAGTTCCCATATAGGGTAGTAGCAAAGTATAGGAATAATGAAATTAAACCAATGTTGTTTCCTAGTGTTATTGATGAAGTCACGAGAGCATATAATAATTCATTTGTTTTAGTAGAAGTTAATGATATTGGTGATCAAGTAGCAAGTATTTTACATTTTGATTTAGAAAATGAAAATCTTCTCATGTGTTCTATGAGAGGACGTGCTGGTCAAATTGTTGGATCTGGATTTAGTGGTAAAAAATCTCAACTTGGTGTGCGAACAACGGCAGCAGTTAAAAAATTAGGATGTTCAAATTTAAAAACTCTCCTAGAAGACGATAAGATATTAGTTTCGGATTATGAAATTATTTCAGAATTAACAACATTTACTCAAAAACATAATTCTTTTGAAGCAGAAGAAGGTTGTAATGATGACCTTGCAATGTGCCTTGTAATATTTTCTTGGTTAGTTGCTCAAGAGTATTTTAAGGAGATGACTGATAATGATATTCGTAAAAGATTATATGAAGAACAGAAAAATCAAATAGAGCAGGATATGGCACCGTTTGGATTTATTGCAGATGGGTTTGGTGAATCAACCTTTACTGACAGTGAAGGAGAAGTTTGGCATTCCGATGAGTACGGCGATCGTTCTTATATGTGGGATTATATGTAATGGACTTTTATGAAGAGTTCGAATTAGAGCATTTAATATTTAAACAAAGAAAGTGTAAATCATGTGAAATTATAAAAGATTTAATTGATGGATTTTACAAAACTAGAAAAGGTAGTGGACCATCAGCATATTCTTATGAATGTAAAGAATGTACTAAAATACGAGTTTTGAAAAGACGAAAAGAAAAATTACCCATCAATTATTGGACATATCCTGATTGGTAGATGTTCACTCACTGTTTCCCCGTTGAAAATACCCTTTTTAATAAATAATTTCAGATAATTTGGATACGGAGAACGTAAAGATGCCATTAAATTTAGCATCTCCTGGCATTGTTGTTAAGGAAGTTGATCTAACCGTTGGAAGGGTTGATCCGACTGCCGAAGGTATTGGCGCTATTGTTGGTCCTTTTGCGAAAGGAACAGTAAACGAGCCAGTGTTAATCAACAACGAGCAGGAGCTTTTAAACACTTTCGGAAATCCCTACGCAACTGATAATCATTATGAAACTTGGATGGTGGCATCTTCGTTCCTTGCTTATGGTGGTTCACTTAGGGTTGTAAGATCTGATGATACTTCACTCAAAAATGCATTTGCTGGTTCAGGATCAGCACCTAAAATTAAAAGTTATGAAGATTATGTGAACCTTGGATATGATGAAAATATCATTTCTGGCGTAACTGTTGCTGCAAGAAATCCAGGATCTTGGTCCAACGGAGTTAAAGTTGCAATCATTGATGCAAAGGCAGACCAAATCCTCAGCGGTTTTTCAGGACTTGATTCACTCGGCACTGGTGTTGCTGTCTCTGTTGGTATGGGTATCACCCAATCTGCAGTTGGTAAAACAAAAATTGGTGCAGGAACAACCGAAGCACTTGATGGTTATTTAAAAGGCATTATTACTGAAGCATCTGCAACACAAATTTCAGTTAAAGTTATTGAGCACGTTTCCGCCGCTGGAACAGCAACGCAAGTTGACTATCAACCATCCGGAACATATGCATTTGATAATGCTACGGTAATAGGTTTCCACACTGCTGGTCAAAGTGTTGCTTGGGCAACAGCAACAGGGACTACACAGCAAGATTGGTATGATAATCAATCTATAGAACTTACAAACACTTCAATTTCGTGGAATACTCTTGCAGAAAGACCCTCCACATCATCATATGCATCCGCTAAAGGTTCAAGATTTGATGAACTGCATCTAGTTGTTATTGATGATACAGGTGAAGTAACTGGTAATGCAGGAACTATTCTTGAGAAGCATACATCACTATCTAAAGCAAAAGATTCACAGTATTCTGCTGGTGCAACTTCATATTGGAGAAAGTATACTTCTGAAGTATCAGAATTTATCTTTGCTGGTGGAGCACCTGCAGGCATTGTGACTACTGGTTTTGCTAACGGAACATTTGGTCATTCCACTGATATAGCATGGGATCAAAATACCTTAAATATTGATTTTGGTGCTACTGGTAATACCACACTAACTCTTGGTGGTGGTTTAAATTATGACGGCACTGCAGACATCGATGCTGCTGGAGCATTGACAGCCGGAGTTGGTGATCTATCGATAGGATATGATCTTTTTGCAAATAATGACGAATTTGACGTCAACTTCATCCTTATGGGTGGCGGCGGTTATGAAAGAGCAGAAGCACAATCACTTGCAAGTAAAGTAATTGCTATTGCAGAAGTTAGAAAAGATGCGATTGCATTCATTTCTCCTTGTAGAAATGAACTTCTTACGATGTCTGGTAACGGATATACAGTTAAGAGTTCTGCTGATATAACAGATAATCTGATTAGTTTTTATTCATCTGTTCCTTCATCATCGTATGGCGTACTCGATAGTGGGTATAAGTACATGTATGACAGATTCTCGGATACATTCCGTTATATTCCTTTAAATGGTGATATTGCGGGAATTTGTGCCAGAAATGATACCTTAAGTTTCCCATGGTATTCACCTGCAGGAACTGCTAGAGGTGGTATCTTGAGTGCAGTCAAACTTGCATACAATCCATCTCAAAATCAAAGAGATAGACTTTATTCTGCAAGAATTAATCCTGTAATCTTCACACCTGGTGGTGGAATTACACTCTTTGGTGATAAAACCGCACTTAACAAATCATCGGCATTTGATAGAATCAATGTTCGTAGATTGTTTATCTTCCTAGAACAAGCAATTAAAGGTGCTGGAAGAGACGTTATGTTTGAGTTTAATGACGCCTTAACAAGAAGTTCATTTGTAAATGCTGTTGAACCATTCCTCAGAGATGTTCAAGCAAAGCGTGGTATTCAGGACTTCAGATTAATTTGTGATGAGACCAACAATACTGCAGCAGTAGTTGATTCCAACGAATTTGTTGCTGACATCTTCATTAAACCATCTAGATCTATTAACTTTATCGGACTAACATTCGTAGCTACCAGATCTGGAGTATCATTCTCAGAAGTGGTTGGAAACGCTTGATTTATTTTTTTTAACGCATAAAATTACTAACGAGGATCAAAACCAATGGCACTAAGAAACATTTCACAATTCAAATCTCAATTAACGGGTGGTGGCGTTCGCCCCAACCTGTTTGAGGTTGATATAAATTTCCCAGCGGCAGTGGGAAGCACATTTGAGTTTATGAGTAATGCGGATACACCCTCAGCAGAGGATGTATCTATAAGCAGTGACGGACTTGCAGATAGGTTCCCATTTATGATAAAAGCAGCAAATTTACCAGCATCAAATATCACTCCCGTTGAAGTTCCTTTCCGTGGAAGGATTCTCAAGGTTGCTGGTGAAAGAACCTTTGATACCTGGACTGTTACTGTTCTTAATGATGCTGATTTCCAAATCAGAACTGCGATGGAACAGTGGATGAATGGTATTAGTAGACTTTCAAATGGATCTGGTGAAGTAAATCCATCTGATTATACCGCAAATGCGGATGTTACTCAGTTAGATAGAAATGGCAATCCTCTCAGAAAATATAATTTTGTTGGGTTATTTCCAACAAATGTTTCTGAAATTGCACTTTCAATGGATACTACAGATACTATTGAAGAATTTACAGTTGAATTCCAAGTCTTATATTGGAATATTGCTACAGGATCCGATTCTTCAGCGTATCCGTCACTGACTTAATAAATAATTAAAATAACACAGTAAAATTATAAAATGACGAAACTCTTTGGATTTTCTATTGAGCCTAGTGAGCCGAAATCAAAATCTACATTGTCCCCCGTTCCCCCTAATAATGGGGACGGGGTTGATAATTTTATAGCAAGTGGATTTTATGGATCATATGTTGATATTGAAGGTGCATATAGAAACGAAAACGAATTAATAAAAAGATATCGCGAAATGGCAATTCACCCAGAGGTGGATAATGCTATTGAAGATGTTGTTAATGAAGCAATTGTTAGTGATCTATATGATTCACCAGTAGAAATTGAATTGTCTAATGTAAATGCAAGTGATAAATTAAAAGATTTAATTAGAAATGAATTTAGGTATATTAAAGAACTTTTAGATTTTGATAAAAAATCTCACGAAATTTTTAGAAATTGGTATGTTGATGGAAAGTTATATTATCATAAAGTAATTGATCTTAAAAAACCAGAATCTGGTATTAAGGAATTGAGATATATTGATCCAACAAAGATCAAATTTATTCGTCAAGAAAAGAAAGTAAATAAAGGTGTACAAGGAATTGATCTTTCTAGGACAACAGAAACAAGTAAAGTATTGTATCCAGATATTGAAGAATATTATGTATACTCACCAAAACCAAATTATCCGATTGGATTAGTATCGGGTGCTAATGGTCAAAAGGGTGTCAAAATGGCAAAAGATACCATTACTTATGTTACCTCGGGTCTTGTAGACAGAAATAAAGGTTCAATTCTTTCATATCTCCACAAAGCAATTAAGGCACTTAATCAACTTAGAATGATTGAGGATTCTTTGGTCATCTATAGATTATCAAGAGCACCAGAACGTCGTATTTTTTATATTGATGTTGGTAATCTTCCTAAAGTAAAGGCAGAACAATATCTTCGTGATGTTATGAATCGTTATCGTAATAAGCAAGTTTACGATGCCAATACTGGCGAAATTCGTGATGATCGTAAGCATATGAGTATGATGGAAGACTTCTGGCTTCCTAGAAGAGAAGGTGGTAGAGGAACTGAAATCACAACTCTTCCTGGTGGACAGAACTTAGGAGAACTTGCTGATATTGAGTATTTCCAAAAGAAACTTTATAGAGCACTTGGAGTTCCAGAATCTAGAATTGCTTCTGATGGTGGATTCAATCTTGGTCGTTCTTCAGAAATTCTTAGAGACGAATTAAAATTTACTAAATTTGTTGGTAGATTGAGAAAAAGATTCGCAAATATATTCAGCGATATGCTGAAGACTCAACTAATATTAAAAAATATTATTACACCTGAAGATTGGGAAAAGATTTCAGATCATATTCAATATGACTTTGTATATGATAATCAATTCGCAGAACTCAAAGATAGTGAATTGATGAATGAACGTTTAGGAACGTTGGCATCAATTGAACCGTATATTGGCAAATATTATTCTGTTGATTATGTTCGACGTAAAATTTTACGCCAAACTGATACAGAAATTAAGGAAATTGATATTCAAATTGAAAAAGAAATTGAAGAAGGAATTATTCCAGACCCCAATTCTATTGATCCTATAACAGGAGAACCATTACCTGATGCTGGTGGTAACGAATTACTTGGAGATGTTCCAATTGAGGCAGATTTAGAGGTTGATGCTGATATTACTGATGCCAACCTTCAGAAAGATACTAAATCGGCAGAGATATAAATAAAAAATATACCTATACAATTAATTACATGGAAGATGTTATCGATTTGATCGCTACTGATGCTTCTGCATCAGATATTAGCGACAAAATAAAGGATGCTTTGTTTAATAAAGCATCTAGTAATGTTGAAAATGAAAGATCTTCAGTTGCACATTCTATATTTAATATTGAAGATGAGACTAAATCAGAAGAGGATTCTGAGTAATGGCATATATTCGCCACGATGAAGATAATAACGAAGTTGATCCTCAACCAGGAAAAACTTCGGTCACACAATTTAGTGGTGATGAAGGGTGGACAAGTGTTGAATATGAAAATTTCAATGCAGACTATCAAGCCCGTAATGTAGATAACACTACAAGAACTCCTGGAACATATCAACGTCATGATGAAAATAATAGTGCAGTGACTCCTGGAACATATCAACGTCATGATGAAAACAATAATCCAGTAACAGGATAATAGAAAACAATGAAACTTATCACAGAAGAAATTTCAAAGGTAGAATTTATTACCGAAAAGGTTGGTAAATGTAAGAAATGTTTTATTGAAGGTGTATTCCTTCAAGGTGGCATTCAAAACCGTAACGGTAGAATGTATCCTACCGAAACTCTTGCTCGTGAAGTTGGAAGGTATAATGAAAACTTTACTCAAAAGGGTCGTGCTTTAGGAGAACTTGGTCATCCTGATGGTCCTACTGTCAACCTAGATCGCGTATCACATAAAATTATATCTCTTCGTCAAGAAGGAAATAATTTTATAGGTAAAGCACAACTTCTAGAAACACCAATGGGTAAAATTGCCCAAGCATTAATTAGCGATGGTGTTTGTCTTGGAGTTTCTTCTCGTGGTGTTGGTTCAATTAAAGAAGATCATACTGGTTGTAAAGTTGTAGGTGAAGATTTCATGTTGGCAACTGCCGCTGATATCGTTGCCGATCCTTCTGCACCCGATGCTTTTGTATCAGGAATCATGGAAGGAAAAGAGTGGATTTGGGAAGGAGGAATCCTTCGCGAACAACTTGCAGAAGTAACTCAGAAGAAAATTAATGCTCTTGTAGAGCAAAAAACACTTGAGGAACACAAATTACAGTTGTTCCAAGATTTCTTAGCAAATCTCTAATACTATAAATAATAAAGATTAATACTTAATCGAAGTTCACATGTCCGTTGGTAGCAATTTACAAGAAATGGAAAACGCAGTAACCAAAGGGGCTGCTGCTGCTGAGCCAATGCAAAAGTTAACCACAGGTATACCTGATGGTCAACCAAGCGTTGTAGATCTTGGCGGTCCTACCCCCGAAAACTATCGTCCCGACGACGATTCAGCAAAACTTAACACATCTAGCCCTAGTCTTGCACAGGTAAAGAATGTTGTTAATAAGGGCGCAAAACCCGCAGACGCAATGCCTGCAGGAATGAAAGAGGAGTCCGAAGAAGTCGAAGAAAATCAAGAGATCGTTTCTGAAGCAGAGACCACAGATGAAGAAGTAGTTTCTGAAGAAGAGACTACCGAAGAAGAAGTGGTTGCTGAAGCTACCGACGAAACTGAGGAAGAAATTAAAGAAGACACTGTTGAAGCAGAATTTAGCGTCGAAGAAGATGTTAAAGCACTGTTAGATGGTGAAGACCTTTCCGAAGAATTTCAAGACAAAGCACGTACAATCTTTGAAACCGCAATCAAACTTAAGGTTGAGGAAGTAAAAGAGCAAATTCAGGTCAAATACCAAGAGCAACTCATTGAGGAAGTTGCTGCAGTTAAGACTGAACTTACAGAACGTGTAGATTCGTATCTTGAGTACGTTGCTCAAGAATGGTTGGAAGAAAACAAACTTGCAATCGAGCACGGTCTCAAGACCGAAATGACCGAATCATTCCTCAATGGAATGAAGAGTCTTTTTGAAGAACATTATGTATCTATCCCTGAAGAAAAATATGATGTAATCGAAAGCATGGTAGATAAACTAGATGAAATGGAGTCTAAACTCAACGAGCAGATCGAGAAGAACATCGGTTTGAATCGTAGATTAGCAGAATCCTCCGCTGATGTAATTTTTGCAGAAGTTGCTGAAGGACTTGCAGTCACTCAGAAAGAGAAGCTTGCTTCCCTTGCTGAAAATGTTGAGTTTGATAGTGAAGAGACCTATCGTGAGAAACTAGTTACTCTAAGAAATTCATATTTCTCAGAATCCGCAACTAGTTCTCAAAGAGAAGCTGCTGAAACGGTTGTAGAATCGTCTCAAGAGCAGACTACTACCGCTGCACCTGAAGTTGGTTCCATTATGGAAGCATACCTTCAAACACTCAGCAGAGTCGCTAAAAATTGACTTTTAAATGATAATTAAATCAAACTAAACTTTTTAAAGAGGTAAATTCAAATGCAAATGTTCAATTCTGAACAACTGCAGGAGAAGTGGGCACCAGTACTTGACTATGATGGAATGGATCCTATTAAGGATTCTCATCGTAGAGCTGTTACCGCTATCCTGTTAGAGAACCAAGAAAGAGAGACCCGCGAAGAGCAGTCATTCCTTTCTGAGTCACCCGTAAACTCAACTGGTTCTTCTGGAGCAACTGCAGGTTTCTCCGCTGGCGCATCAGGCGCTACCCAAGGTTTTGATCCCGTATTGATCAGCCTTATCCGCCGTTCTATGCCTAACTTGGTCGCATATGACCTTGCAGGCGTTCAACCAATGAACGGTCCTACTGGACTCATCTTTGCGATGCGTTCACGTTACAAGAATCAAACTGGTTCCGAAGCATTCTTCGACGAAGTAGATTCTGCATTCTCTGGATCCGATTCTTCTGCTACAGAAGCAGAGCAAGGTTCAGGTTATGTTTCTGGTTCTGATGGTTCTTCCGTTGGTTTCGGTACAACCGCACAGTCTGGTACTAATCCAGGTCTTCTTAGCCCAGATGCTAACTCTACTCAACTCGCTTATAGAGTTGGTCAGGGTATGGATACTGAGGACGCTGAAGGACTTGGCGAAGGCAGCAACCACTTCAACCAGATGGCTTTCTCGATTGAGAAGGTCACCGTAACCGCTAAGTCCAGAGCACTGAAGGC